CATCTACTGCACCCCCCTTATTTCCTTCCACAGCGCAGCAGCTGCTTTCCCCGCTGCCACGGGGTCTTCGTCCGAGCCTCCGGCAGCGTATCCGTCGGCATCGTGCGCCGGGGCTGCCGGAACGTCGTTCGCGCCCGATCTGGCGCTGTCTTCCAGCAGGTCGCTCATGAACTTCCTGCCGGTCTGCGCCGCTTTGAGCGCTGCGCGGTACGTCATTTCCTGGGCTGTGCAGGACTTCTCGCCGTATTTGGCCTCGTTCACAATCTCGTCATCGAATAGCGCCGATATGTCGTCTATCTCCTTGATGCGCCGGCGCTCCGCTTCGATGATCCCGCTATTGTCTGCGCCGGTTTCCAATGTTGCGGAGGCTATCGCCTCGCCCATAAGCGCGGCTGCCAGCTCCGGGTTCTCTTTCCTGAGCTCTTCCAGTGTCTGTGCCATATGTGTCCCGTCCTTTCTGCCGGCAGCTTCTGCCGACTCTGCGTTTGCCGCAGCCCGAGCCAGAGCGGGTTTCTCCGCTTCGGACTCCGCTTTCGGTATATGCTCCGGTAGCTTCGCCAGCGGGTGCAGCAGCTGCCGTGCGGCTCCGTTTATGTATAGCTGCCTACCGTCAGCGCTTGCAGCTATGCTCACCGGCTCTTCGTCATCCATCAGCTCATCGGCAAAGCCTTTGCCTACCGCTTCGCTGCCTGTCATATATGTCTCATCCGACATCATGCGCAGTATTTCTTTTTCCTTTATGCCGGATTTCCGTCTGTAGATGGACGCTTGCGCCCTATCATGGGCATCCAGCGCCAATGCGCTCCTTTGCAGCTCTTCGGCATTGTAGATACCGAAGAACAGGCTCCAGCATTTGTGTATCATTACGAGGCTGGAGGGGTTGACGCGAACCGTATCCGCCGCGCACATGATCAAAGAGCCGCCCGACATGGCGACCCCATCCACGACTGCAGTTATGTAAGCCTCCATCTCCCGGAGCCTGTTGTGTATCGTGATCGCCGCGCCAGCGTCGCCGCCATAGCTGTTGAGGCGGATGGTTATCCGCTTCACTTTCTTGAGCGTTTCAAGATCTTCGATGAACTCGCCCAGGATTATGTAGTTGCCTTCCAGCGGTTCGCCTGTCCACCAGTGGCGCGGGGTTTCCTCTACTATGTCGCCATACATCGTGATTTCGGCATCGTCGCCATCTGCGTCTATTTTCATCGCATAGGATTCGCGCCTTATATCCAACGCTGGCGCAGTTGCCCCTGTTTCCGGGCTTCTTGCCACAGGCATTTCCATTGCCTCCCTTGCTTCAATCTTCATCATCCTCCTCATCGTCCAGCACGGCCATGTAGTTCCCGCCGCCGGCTTCTTTCAGCTTCTCGTTCTCTGCCTTCAGCTCCTCGACGTTCTCTTCCCAGTCGCCCCCGCCCAGCTCCCTGGCCGCCTGTTCGTGGGTCTTGAAGCCCCGGTCCACGCTCATGATGGCCGCTTTGACCTCTTTGGCTGGGTCGAGCTGCCCCTGGACGGGGCCTATCCACCGAGCGCCGGACCAAGCGGCGCGGATCAGCGGGTCGTCGAAGAAGCCGGGTGCTTTCAGCCGCCCGATGGCCACCGCTTCGGCTAGGAGCATCTCGTATACTGGCTGTGCGAAGTCGTCAGTGAACCACTGGCGACGCATCTTGAAGGCTTCCCAGGCTTCCATCAGCGCGGCGCGGGACGCAGAATAGGAGGAATGGAACTCTTTGGTCAGCACTTCGTATGGTAGTTCCAGCGCGGCTCCGATGAGGCGGCAGAGCGTCTTGACGAAGCCCTCGAAGCCCGCTGTCGGTATGTTCGGGTTCCCGAATTTCACATCTTCGCCCTCGGCTAGGTGCAGCACCGTCGCGGGGCCCATCAGGTAGTCGTTCGGGTTCCGGGGGGAGCCGTCCGGGCTCTCCGCCGCGTACTCGTCAGGCAAGCCCGCAATGTCGCCATGGCTGACCACATTGATTGGGATGCCCGCCGTGTCCGAGTCGGTTTTGATCCATGCGCTGAAGAAGCTCTGCACAAGTGCCGCCATGAGCTCGCTCTCCGTGTACCTGCGCAGCTGTAGGATGGGTTCTATGACCTGCGCTAGGTAGGTCACGCCCCTGTACTGGTCGGTGCGCTCGCTGTCCATGATGTGCAGGATGTTCGGCAGGCCCGTCTTCTCGCTGCGGGCCTCAACCCGCGTCCATTCGGAGTCCTTGTCCAAGAATATGCCGCGTGGGTAGCTGCTGCATATGTGGTAGGCGACGACCATGCCGTTGCTGTCCACTTCAACGCCATCGTATATCTTGTTTTTGTTGTCGGGGTTGATGCCGTCCGTGAAGCGGATCCCCGACCCATAAGCCCTCGGCGTACATACCCTGTCCGCCTCGACTAGGTGAAGCCGCAGTGTGTAGGGGTTCCTCGGGTTCGTCTCATACCGCTTGACTAGCGCGAAGACGTCCCCGCTCATGAGCCAGGATTTGAGCGCTAGCTGCTGGAGGCTGCTGAAGTTGCTGATGCCTGTGGCATCGCAGTTCTCTTTGCTGGATGCCCACAGACGGAATTCCGCTTCGGCTTTCCGCTGCCAGGCTTTTGCGGCATCTGCGGTCATGCCCAGCGCCTCCCGGTCTATCATGCTCTTCAGGATGAGGCCCGTGCCTATGATTTTGGTCCTGTTGGTGTTTATCGCCGAGGTGGCGATGGGGGCCGCCATGTACAGCATCCGCGCGCGCTGCCGCAGCGTCATGTTGTTGTAGTCTATGTCCTCGTTCGGGGCCCCGCTGCTGGCTATGAAGCTCTTCAGCGCCCTGCGCGCCTCGCTGGCGCCGGCGTCGCTGTACCCCTTGCTCTGGACCTGGCGCCTTGCACCCTTCGCTCCGGTTCCGGCTTCCATGCTCAATTCCAGCTCCCTCCGATCAATAGTCCACAGGGATCACTCCGAAGGCCCTGCGCGGCTTTTGACCCGCGAGCAGGGCTTCCAGCTCGGCAATCCTTTTTTCCGCTTCTCCTATCTGCTTCAGCAAGTCGGGGAGGTCGAGGCGGGTGAGCGCGCGGTCGTCTATCTTGTAGCTCTTCACGCCGCCGTCAATGAGCGCGAGGTATGCCCCCTGCAGCTTCTCCAGCGCAGCTTTCCAGAATGCAAGGCGGCTTCTCAGTTCTGCTTTGTCTGCCATTGTCGTTCACTACCATTCATTAAAAATCCTGTCCACCGGAGCCCTGCTGACCTTGCGCTGCTTCTTTTTATCGTCTTGGGCCCGGGGCTGCGGCTCTGGCGCGATTTCGCCCATTGCCGACTTCAGCCGCCTGTCTATGGCGTCGAGGTCGACAGGCAGCGCCTTGAACGCCGCCAGCGCGTAGTTTCGGCAGTCCAGCGCTTCGTTCCTCTCGTGTCCGGGCAGCTTCTCCCATACCCAGGGCTGCTTGCGCTCCGGATGGTGCGCAAGGCGCTCAGAAAGCAGCTTTGAGAAAAATGCGTGGCCATAGTCGTCGCGCAGGGGGAAGTGGCAATACCTCGGCCCGGGCGTCTGCACACGCAGGTTGTCCATGATAATCTGCTTCCCGTCGCTGACTCCGATGTCGTAGCGCCAGCAAGTACCCACGGTCTTTTTCTCCACTACTATCTTCTGCTTGCGTGGCGGCGACGTATATGGCGCGTTGTAGTTGTTGCTCCCTGCGATGGCGAAGACCTTCTTTCCCTGCCGCTCGCGGCACTGTTGCCTCACGTCTTGGGTGAAATGGCCGCCTTCGTCCACGAAGCTCAGGGACACGCGGAGTCCGATGCCGCTGCCGAAGCGGAAGACGCGGTCGAATATTGCATCGTCAAGGCTTTCCCAAGTCTCTGGATTGTCCGGGCGCCCCATGATTATGCCCTGCTCTATCCCCCAGGTCTCCCCGAAATGGCCGTGCCCGACAACTTCGTACTCGAAACGGTCGTCCTGCGTGTCTATTCCAGCTGTAAGCACCAGGACTCCATCGGGCAGCTCCGCATCGTATTCTTCCCGCCTTGACATAACGCCTTCTTCGTCTTCAAGGTCGCCCAGGTTCTCCCAGAGCTCGCCGAAGCGGGTGTTATAGACGACCTGCATCTTCCTAGCGCTGCCTGCGGCCTCGAGGTACTCCATTACTGTCGATTCCCATGATGCCCATGGGCTCACGAAGGAATTGAGCCAGAAGGAGCGGACTCCCCGTTCGTATGCTTTCGGGTTCTCCGCTACCCACTTCGCAGGCTGCTTCTTTATCTCCTGCTCCGTGGATACGCAGGCGCAGCGCGGGCAAATATGCCATATGTCCGTTACAGTATGATGAGCCTTCCCCCGTATGGTTTCCGTTTCGTGCTCATACCGGATATTTGCGAACTTGATGTCGCTGTACTACCCGCAGTGGGGGCACTCGATGCACCACCGCTCCATCGTGCCCAGAAGGAAGGAGTCCTCTATCGCGCTCGCGCCTTTTACCGTCGGGGTCGAGACTTCGACGGCTTTGGCGTTGTAGAAGGTTATCTGCCTTGCCAGTACCAGCTTCCATGGGTCGCCCTCGCTCCCCGCCGACTTCTCCCATCGGTCCCGCTCGTCTCCCAGCACGTAGCGTATCGGCTTCGATGCCAGCGCGTGTGCCTC